GCCCTTGAAAGCGCTGTACGAATAATAACATTATTCGCATTAAATTCATTTTCTGCCTTTGATAATTCATCAACGGTATATCTTGATACAGATGATGTTTTTACCTTTGCAGAGTTCTTTTCAGCTGGCACATCTGCTGTTTTTTCATCTTTTACAGTTTTGGTTGCCATAAGATTACCTCCTTATACAAAAAAGAACGCCTTTAAATAAGACGTTCTTAATCATTTATTTTAATATGTTTCAATAATTCTGAATCAGGCTCTTTGCGCAATACGCAATAATCGCCTTCAACAGATAATTGACCGACTCTTAATTCATCAGCTCCAGGCTGAAGTTGATTGTTATTATCAACACGCATCCATGTTCCATCAGGAAATTGTAATACCTTTTTTTGATTTAGCTTAGTACACATCATACTCGCAATAGCATTAGAAACAGCTATATCTTCTGTAAAGATATGAGCATTCATTACAGCAGTGTACCAATCACCTGCATACATGCTAGGTATTCGTTCACAATTACCTACCTTTGATTTTCGCCAGTACACCGCAGGAATATCCTTTTGAGGTTTCCATACGGTCGGAATATCTTCATCATATCCTATCAGTTTTACATCGGGTAGTAATTTTCGTGTCCATTCATTAACCAGTTTAATCGGATCAGGCTCGCAGGTTTGTTGATTAGGAAACGCAAGTAGTGTAAACAATACCGCCGCAACGGTTATTTTTTTGTCCGCAACATCAACGTATCGTGTAGAATTCCATTTCGCAAGAATTGTTGTTTCCGATTTACCGCTAAAGAAATAGCCGTCTACATTTGTTTTGACCGTTTCTGCTATTGCTTCAATCTCTGATGTGTCTTGTAAATACACATCAATTTCTACTGTACCACTGATTTTACGTTCTGTGTCGGATTGCATATTTGCAAAAAATACAATTCGTCCATATTGTACGTTATCGTTCCATAAATCAGACATATCGTCAGGGGCTGTCTGATTAAAAATCGCAGGCTCATCATCATATTTAGTTAAATATGATGTTATATCGGAACATTTCCTTAGATGATTATTTAAAATTTCTTCAAACATAAATCTTTCTCCTTTAATATAGTTCACTGTATATTGCAATAGCTTGCGGCAATGCGTCTTCTGCAATACGGTCACAGTGTGGTCTTGCTGCCATCTTACTTGTACCGTCTTCCAAAAACGGACCGTACAAACAATCACTTGTTACTTTCGCTGTAAATGACATTCCGTTGCTTTCTGTTGATGAAACAAAAGAATTACGGTAATTTCCCGTTCTCACTCCCGGTGGTTGACCTGGAGCAGATACACCGCCGCCTGCCATCACATTAAAAACAGAATTTCGCAATGCACTTGATACTCGTGCAGTTCTTCCCGGCAACTGTGCTTTTATCTTATCAAGTTCAGCTTGAACAATAATTTCAATGCTAATCATTTTATATCAAACCTTTCCTCAACATAATAAATCATAGATACATTAAGGCTACCTGCATTATCTACGCCCTGAACATAAAATTTACGTCCGTCTGGGAACACAAGATAATCGGTAGCCTTTGCTTTTACCGTTGCTCCATATTGTACAACTGTATGTGTTATAGGGTGCTGATTTTGCCGCCATTCTTCTTTTTCGCGTTGACTTGCCTCGGCAGCAATACCCAAAAATGCTTGTTCGGCAGGTTGGTATCCTACTTCTGTCACACGTCCGCTGGCTGTTTTCCCATGTCTTTTTATATAAATTTCTACCTCTTGAAATCCATATCCAGGTACAATATTTGCTGTGAACATAATTACTCGCCCTTTCTGCTGTTACTGTGCATATCCTCATAAAAATACGGTGGTCTTACCTGTCCGTAATCATTTCCCGATACGGGCGGAACAGAAATACTTGCTTCATTCTTCAATCGGTTATAGAGGTCTTTCCATACCTCTACTCTACTTGAAAAATCATACGACACAGGACCTATTTTTGTAGTGCAAGAGTGTGCAAACTTCATTAGAATAGCTTCCAACGCTGCTAATTTAGCACGTTTCCAATGTCTGTTCATATCCAAAACCGCTTGATACTCCTCATCCGACAAAGCCGCTGTCAACTCTGCCGGATTGAATGTTGTATCTCCCAGTTCAAACCTCAATCGGTCAACTCCGTTTTCCGTAATTGCATTGGGATTATATGAGTATCTCGGCATTACTCATCACCGCCACTATCTTCTTCCTGCTCTGTTGTATGCTTTGAAATTGCCGCTAAAACGGTTTTTCTCGTATCAACTGCGCCTAATACGTCACATACAGAATCACTGTTAATATTCTTTATATATTCCGCCGCATCTGTGGCCGACATTTGAAGTACACGGAAAATTTCTGTTACATCGTCCGCAGTACAATTAATGCTTTTTCCGTCTTGTGATAAAATCGGTATCGATACAACAAATTGTATCGGTTCAACCATTTCCTCTGCATTAATAGGTAACTCGCATAGGATACCGTATCTAACCAGCTTTAACCCCTCATATGCGGACAATTCATCAGGCTGAATTATATCACCCTTGTTATAGTTTTTACCGCCAATACGGCAAGATTTAAGTGCTGTGTATCTCATATATTAGTCACACCCCTTAAATCAATTTTTAGGAGTAACGGCATTTTGGAAATAGAAACCTAAGTCCTTGCACACGATTTCCATATCTTGCGCAATCATACCGCCGATGTAATTAGAATATGTTCCCTCATCGCCCTCCCATTCAATGATAGGAAGAATATTTTTTGTACCCATATCCCAACGGAATGTATATCCGGCAGTTGGCTCATCAATCATTGGCGTAGATGTTGCATATGCCAAAAGCATTGCGTTTTCATCACAAATAAAGCCTGTATTTTCTTCTTCGCCAAGATTTGCACTATTCCATATAGCGTCAAATACAACAACCTCGTCTACACCCAAAATAGCAGCCAATGATTTTGTTGTAACCATTGCAGGTGAGGCTGTGTTACCGCCGTAAATAACACGATTCATTACGTCAGGGTGATTAATTAGTGCGTCAAATACACGCTGACCCAATCCAAGTTTATTAGGTTTTCTACCCGTTGTCCTTTTGATTTCTGTAATGCAATCTCCAATAAACTTAATCGGACTTGAATTATCATTATCAAATGATACAAAATCAGTAGAATTTGAACTTGCCGATGTACCACCTGTTAAATCAGTACCCCATACGCCCTTTTTAAAATATTGTTGTGCAAATGTTTTATTTTGGTGAATAAACATCTGTTCAGCGATAACTTTCGACTTGTTTTGACGAAACTTCATTATTCCTTTTGCTCCCATACGCTCTATATCTGATTGAATAATGTTATCATAACCTACAATAATTTGGTCAGGCGTACACTTATAATCATCAGTATCGTAACTGAAAACGGTAGGATCTACTTTACCAAGAATAGGCTTAGGACGAACATTATCTCTTAACAAATCTTCTTTTGAAAATTTATAATATGCTGCTCTCGAAAGCGTTACTGGTATTTCAGGAAAAAATGATGTTGCACCGCCACTCTTACTTTGAAAATATGCCGTACTGATATTCGTAAGCGGAACATTGATAGGTGTTTTACCCTTTCTTATTCTATCAAAAACTTCTGTACCCATTATTTAGCCTCCTTTTTATAATAGTCAACTCTTTTGACTGTTCCCATTGCGTTTGCGTTGCAATCATTCATTGCTATTGCACACACAAAATCACCTGCCTCAGCGGCAACCAATGTACCGTCCGAACCAGGTGTTAATTCTGTTCCTGCTGTTACTGTGGCACTTATAGCCGCAATACCGACAGCAAATATTTGATATGTAACATTATCGCCTTTTGAAACGTCCGCCTCATTGTCAATAGTAACAATACCGATAGGCATTTCCCCTTTGGTATTACAAATTTCCAATAGTCCGTCACTGTTCAACTTAACAGCTTTACCAGCGACGTTTTCCATATCTTCAGCCGCAACACCGACACGGGTAGTTGATGTATTAATTCCGTTTGTAATATATTGCTTTGCCATTAATATCAACCTCCAATCTCATTATCATAGTCTTCCATAAGTTCGGGGTGTGTTTCCCACGTTTTTGCCATAGCCTCTGTGTCACTCATTGTTGGATTTGATTTCTTAATCTCATCGGCAATAGCACGAGCTTTGGCAATGGCAGTAGAACCGGATACATCAGAATGACCGCTCTTGCCGATTTCGGTGAATGCGCCCGACTTCTCTACCGCCTCAACCGCCATATCCAACACACCAATCATGTCTTGATATGCTGTACCGCCTGCGGCTTTCAAGCTTTTTAGTGTAGGTACGAGTTCTTCAGACTTTTTGCCTATAACTTCATACTTTTTTGCAATAGCAGTAAGTTCTCTTTCTTCTGACTCGTCACGAGCTTTTCTTAAACTTTTAAGTTCGGCCGCAACTGCCGGATGAAGTCCCTTATAAATATCTTCCGGATCATGATTTATCGGTTCATCCTTAATCTTCTTAACGTCCTTGTCGCCTTTATTGTCATCTTTGCCATTGTCATCATCTTCAGGCTTTGTTATACCAGCCTTATTGACGATAGCCTCCAACTGCTTCTTTTCTTCATCAGTTAGCTTATCCTTATCAATATCTTCAATTTTCATATCATTATCAGCTCCTTCATTATTACTTTTTAATATACCGAGTGTTTCTGCCTTTAATGCTTTTACAATCGTGGCTGTTTGTGGTTCTTCTGAACCTGTTGCAACATAGTCACTTACACTGCCACCGCTCCATTTTTCTGTTGAAAGTGTAGCGGCACCGTAAAATTCTTCAAGACTTTTATCCATTGCAGATTTTTTATCTGTAACGTTATCATCTCTAAGAATTGAAATAAGACTACTACTTAGCGATTCCGTATATTGCCATATTTGCCTAACTACATCGTCCAATTTAATATCCTTTAATTTATCAGCAAAGCTTTCAGCCTCACCGCTCTTTCTTATAGGAGTTTTAGACTTATACATTGTAACAAATGCGTCAGGATTGGCACCCTCCGGCACTAAATCAACCTTTGTAATATTCAAATTTTTCAACTTATTCGGCATTACTCTCTACCTCCTCTCTGATAGCCTCACCCTCAATACTGAACATTGAGTATGTACCATCTTTGACTTTTTCCCACACGCTTTCATCCGTCACATGAAAACCTATCCACCAACCGTCAGCTAATGCATCTTCAGGCAGACCTAATGCTTTGAGTTTTTCTTTGGTGAACACCATGCTTTCAATCATTGTGGCTACACCGCCACGTTCATGAAGTTCGCCACCGTCACCATAAAACTCAACATAACGATAAACTGCTTTTTCAAGTTCGTCAATATCAATAATATCTTCCTGCCAATCGGTGATTTTTTCGCCGTTGGCACGAGCCGATACATTCGCCCAACCAAATACCAGGTGTTGTTCTTCATATGATTTCTGTACATTAAAACGTGCCTTTACTACCTTTTCAGGTTCATCCCTTGCCTTGTGAATGATGTAATCATTAAAACTTTTCAATTTAATCAGCCTCCTAAATTTCAGTATAAAAAAACACGTTGATTTACAACCAACGTGTTAATTTATAAATTTCATTTTTAAACATTATTCAATTTCAATTTCATCCGCTATATCACTTAATGAACGTCCATCAAAAATGGTATCATTCATTAAATCATCTATATCCGAATATATCTTCACAATGTCATTATAACCCACTTCAAATTTAGTCCTACTCCATGGATTGATACAACAAGTCTTATTGTCATATTCGAATACCACATCTTGTACAAGCGATAATATTAAATTTTTTATTTCTTCTGAATTTAATTTCATAAAATATCACCATTGACCTTTCTTTCCGAATCTGTTATGTTTCGAATTCTTCGTTCTTCCAAAGTTCCGTCTTTCCACTTGTATGTATGAGTATGTTCTCCGTTTTCACCATATGGATGTTGTTTTGGATTGCCGTGATCCGTAGGATGAATTTGTTTTACCATATATCCGTCTTTGTCATATATTGTACGTTCTATATGTCCATCCGATTTTTCTAAATCTAACACTGCATATGGCTTTAATTGTCTGGGAACAGAGCCACCTTTTCTATGGTTGGTTGCTATAAATGTTCCATCAGTCGAATATTTATAGCAACTTCGTTCAGACTTTGTAGCTCTATATGCAGCCTTTAATTTGTCCCATTCCTCTTTATTATTATACTTTAATTTTTGAAAATCTTCAAGAGTTTCAGGAACATTTTCAGTCCCAAGCTGTTTTTTATATTCCGCATATTGTGACTTGTCGGCATAATAATTGACACATGCTTTCTTTTCCGCCTCACTCATACTGTCCCATTTGTTTGGAACACTCGGTATTTTATTATTGTCACCCGTGAAAAATTCTTCGCCGCAACAACAATTTGTATGTACCGGCGGTGCCATTATCTCAGGACCGTTATATTTAATATCGGACGGTACATTATATGGTTTATCAAATGGTACTGTTTGTCCGTTCAATGCAACGCAAATCGGACAAACATTGTCATTGTTTGATGTCACCCAACGTCTATATACATTCTGCATATATCCATGTTCTATCGCCCATTGTATGTATGCTCGAGTTGCTTGATTATGTGCTGTAACAATTTCAGTTCGTGCTATATCTTTTGCCCGTTTGGTCCGTTGTTTGTCTGCCATCCGTCTTGCCGCCTTTGTAGCTCTGCTGTTAATTTCATAATCAGTTAATTTAGGATTATTCTCACGCAGAGTATTCCGCATATTTTCATAATAGCGGGTATTCTGATTAAGCTGTCGCTCTGTTAATCCTACCGTATCTTTTATTCTACGAGCGGCAAAATACGGTGTATCACCTTGTTGCAACGCAGTATTTATAATGCTTTTAACATTTTCTCTCTGTGTATCATTGATATTTGCAATAAGATTACCCGCTCTTTCATCACACCATTGGGTGTAAAATGCAGAATAATCAAACTGACTATCTTCATTATTTTCGTTATCATCATCTGATGTTTCGGTATTGATACTTATTAAGTCTTTATTGTCTTCATATGCGGTTTCAAATCTTTCTTCGCCCACCTGCTCCAAAGTTGGTGTTAATGTTTCATCTTCAAAATCACGCAGATTCGACTCAAACGGTGCGTGTACATCTTCTACGCTCTCATTACCGCTCATGACTTCATCTGTTGTTTCTTCATCTATGTTATAGTCATCCCATAAAAATAATAATGCCAATGTTATCGGAGTTTCGTATTTATCCAACATATTACGAATACGTTGTAGCGCATTTTCACCCTTTTTACTTCTATCGGGCTTGCGTATTTTTTCAAATATTCTCTTTGCTTTTCTGAATGTAAACATATATTATTCCTCTTTGAACTCGCTCTTTTCTGGTGATGTTCCGCCATTACCTGAGTAATCTGCACGTTCAGGCAACTTTGCGGCATCACGAAGATAATCTTCAAGCTGTTCATCAGGTGAAATAAATCCTGCACTTGAAACTTTTTGTATAAAGTCGCCAAGTTCACTGATATTCCTATTTTCAATTTCGCCATGTATTATCGTCGGATAATCCGTAATATCTTTAAATGCCTCACCATTC